TGGGTCTTGGAAGGATTATTTGGTCCATCATATAAGGTAACTCAAACTAAGAAACTACAAGATGAAGGATATCTTGCATCTCTTGATATTCAGTGTTTAGTTTTAAAATATAAACCACAGAAGTTTGATACTTATGAGGACGAAATACAGTTTCTCATTAGTCATGAAAAGAGAAATAACTTTATCTCAAACCTAACTGTAGATATGAAAGGTAATACTCTTGTGTTATTTGCAAGAGTAGAAAAACATGGTGCTGTACTTTACGAGTTAATAAATAACAAGGTAAAAGGTGATAGAAAAGTTTTCTTCATTCATGGTGGTGTTGATGCTGAAAATAGAGAACAGGTAAGAGAAATTACTGAAAGAGAGGAAGATGCTATTATCGTTGCATCTTATGGAACATTCAGTACAGGTATCAACATCAAGAAACTACACAATGTAATATTTGCATCTCCTTCTAAGTCAAGAGTCCGAAACCTACAGTCAATTGGTAGGGTACTTAGAAAGGGTAAAGATAAGACCAAAGCAAAATTATATGATATTGCTGATGACCTCACCATAGGGTCAAGAAAAAATTATACATTGAATCATTTCATTGAAAGAATTAAGACTTATGTCTCTGAACAATTTAACTATGACATTACAACAGTAAATATTAAGGAGTAGTCTATGGAGGACGATTTCTACGCAACAATCAAACTAAAATGTGGAGAAGAGATTTTTTGTAAAACATCAGCAACTGTAGAAGAAGATAGAACTCTTCTTTTACTTTCCAATCCAATTACGATTGAAGAGATTGTAATTAGAGGAACAGTTACTGGTTATAAGGTAGAACCTTGGTTAAAGACTACAGAAGAAGATCTTCTTATTATTAATATGGATGATGTTCTCACGATGACTGAGAACAATAATATCGATATGATTATGTACTATGAAGATTATCTTAGAAAGAATAACAAAGATAATAAATCTGATCTCTCTAGAGAAATGGGATACATTTCTTCAGTTAAAGATGCCAAGAAAACTTTAGAAAAACTCTATAAAGATAGCTAAGCTACAGCCTCTCTTTCATCCTGGACAAAGATAGTCTACATGACATTTTAGACCTTGTCAACTATTTGTTTTACTGATATAATGTATTGAGAGATTTATATGATATATGCCCATCCAACCGATGACGACCATGAGAAGAGGAAGAAACTCTGAACACTACGTTAATAATAAAGAGTTTCTTGAAGCTCTTGAAAACTACTTTGCAGAAGTAGAACGTGCAAAACTGAATGATCAACCAAAACCACCCATCCCAAGATATATTGGTGAGTGTTTTCTGAAGATTGCAAACCATCTATCATACAAACCAAACTTCGTGAACTACATGTTCAAGGATGATATGATTTGTGATGGTATTGAGAATTGTGTGAGATACGTTCATAACTTCAGTCCTGAGAAATCCAAGAATCCATTTGCATACTTCACTCAGATCATCTATTATGCATTCCTGAGAAGGATTCAACATGAGAAGAAGCAGTTAGAAATCAAGAACAAGATTCTTGAGAAGACTAACTTTGATGAAGTGTTTGACGCAAACGATCTTGACAGTAGTAACTACTCAGATTACAACTCTATTAAGGATAGTGTTCACAGTAAGTTGAGATACTAACCAAAGTGTTGATATTTCTAAATATTAGTAAACACTTTGGTTTATGGATAAGAAACTTGCCAAGAAAAATAGAGACCAGGCAATACTAGAAGGTAAGAAAACTTATATTGGTTCTAGTGCATGTAAACACTGTGGTAGTTATGAAAAGTATGTGACTACCTATAGTTGTTATCATTGTAACCATAAGAAGGGTGTAGAGAGGTTACGTGCAGGTTGTTGTGAAGGTATAATGACCAAAGAGAAGTGGGCAAAGAATAGAGAAAGGAGAAGAGAGAAAATTAGAGAGAATAATAGGAGGTATCAACAAACTGAAAGGGGTAAGGTCGTTCATAGTGCCAAGTCTGCAAGAAGAAGGGCATCTGTAAGAGATCAAACACCAGAGTTGACAAAAGAAGAAATTCAAGAGATATTGTCAATCTACGAAGAATGTGGTAGGATATCTAAAGAGACAGGTATACCACACGAAGTGGACCATATCACGCCCATTTGTAAAGGTGGTCTTCATCATCCAAGTAACTTACAAATTCTTACAATGGAAGAAAATCGTAAAAAAGGTGGTAAATGAAAGTCACCATTATAACTGATCAGCATTTCGGGTGTCGTAAGAACTCTAAAATCTTTCACGATTATTTCCTAGAGTTCTACAATAATGTCTTTTTCCCTTATCTAGAGGAAAACGGTATCACCACTGTGATTGACATGGGTGATACCTTTGATAGTAGAAAGGGTATTGATTTCTCTGCACTGGCATGGGCAAAAGACAATTATTATGATCGTCTGAGGGACATGGGCGTTACCGTCCATACCATTGTAGGAAATCATACAGCATATTATAAAAATACCAATAAGGTGAATGCGGTAGACCTTCTACTCCGTGAGTATGATAATGTACATGTATATGATACCGCATCTGAAGTTACCGTTGGTAATCTAGATACATTATTCATCCCGTGGATCAACAAAGAAAATGAGGAAAGTACTTTCAGGTTTATTCAAAACTCTACTTGCACGGTCGCGATGGGGCACCTTGAGCTCCAAGGATTTAGAGTTAATCGACAAATCGTCATGGATCATGGTCATGAGGGCCAGTTATATTCAAAGTTCTCCAAGGTCTTCAGCGGTCACTATCACACTCGATCGGATGATGGACGGATCTTCTACCTGGGAAACCCATACGAAATGTTCTGGACAGATGTCGGTGATCGGAGAGGATTCACCGTCTTTGATACAGAAACTCTTGAACATTTTTCAGTAGATAATCCTTATACTCTTTTCCATGTTCTGTATTACAATGATGACGATGCAACTCTTCTAAATGCATCTCAATACGAGAACAAAATTGTCAAGGTTGTTGTTCGTAATAAAACAGATCACAAGAAGTTTGAAAAGTATATCGACAAACTCTATTCATCTAATGTATATGAGTTAAAGATTGTAGAGAACTTTCAGATACAAGAGTCTGAAGACTTTGAAGTTGAAGAGTCAGAAGACACCTTTTCTATTCTTGATAGATATATTGAGGAATCAGAAACTGAACTTGATAAGTCAATCATTCAGAACCTGATCAGAGAAATCTACCAAGAAGCCTGTGAGATGGTATAATGTACATCATTACAATCGAAGGAAGAGAAACCGAAGGAGCCTATTCAGTATCTGATGAAGATGGTGATAAAATCCTTTACATATTCGAAGAAGAAGATGATGCAATTCGTTTTGGATTGCAACTAGAAGAAGACTGTGGTTTTCCAACCATGAAGACTCTTGAAATTGATGATGAGTTAATGATCAAGACCTGTGAACTTCATGATCACCGTTATACCGTGATCACCCCCAATGATATCGTGATTCCTACTACACACTATGATTCTGTTTCACAAGATTAGATGGAAGAATTTACTTTCTACCGGCAATCAATTTACTGAAGTAAATCTCAATAAGGATCAAACTACACTTATCATTGGAACAAATGGTGCAGGTAAAAGCACAGTGTTAGATGCACTGTGCTTTTCTTTGTATGGAAAGGCATTTAGAAAAATCAATAAATCACAACTGATTAACTCTACAAACGAGAAAGGGACAGTTGTTGAGATTGAGTTCAGTGTGAATGGAACTGACTGGAAAGTCATTCGTGGTATCAAACCAAATACATTTGAAATCTATAGGGATGATAAGTTACTGGATCAATCACACTCTGCAGTAGATCAACAGAAGTGGTTGGAACAGAATGTTCTCAAAATGAATTACAAATCATTCACTCAGATTGTGATTCTGGGTAGTAGTTCATTTGTTCCTTTTATGCAACTACCTACCTCCAGTCGTCGTGAAGTTGTAGAAGAACTTCTGGATATTAAGATCTTCTCTTCCATGAATAGTTTGATCAAAGATAGGATTCGTAGACATAAAGAAGAGATCAGAACCTTTGAATTGAAGAAAGAATCTCTCAAAGATAAGATTGGTATGCAAGAGAGGTTTATCAAAGAGATTGAGAATAATGGTAAGTCCGATATCAAGGCCAAAGAAACTAAAATTGGTACTCTCCTGAGTGAAGAAAATGACTTCATGAATGACAACGTCAAACTCATGGAAGAACTGAATGACTTTGAAAATCAACTTAAAAATTACACAGGAGCTTCAGAAAAATTAAAGAAGTTGTGTGACATTAAAGGTAAACTTTCCCATAAAGTATCAACAATCACTAAGGAACATAAATTTTTTAGTGAAAATGTATCATGTCCTACATGTACACAACCAATTGAGGAGGAGTTCAGAATAAATAAAATTGAAGACGCTCAAAATAAAGCAAAGGAGTTGCAGTCTGGTTTTAAAGAACTAGAACAAGCGATTAATAAGGAGGAGGAGCGAGAGCGTCTATTCACCTCACTCACTAAGGAGATCTCAACACTCACACATGGTATTTCTAAAAACAATACTCAGATCGCTGGATGTCAACGACAAATCAGAGATCTTGAATCGGAAATTCAAAGAATTACCGATCAACTGGCGAACAGAAATACTGAACATGACAAGTTAGCAGAACTAAAGGAGACTCTAAAAACTACATACGATAAGTTGGCTGAGAAGAAAGAAGATGTCTTCTATCACGACTTCACCTATAGTCTTCTGAAAGACGGGGGAGTAAAATCAAAGATCATCAATAAGTATCTTCCACTTATCAACCAACAGGTCAATAAGTACCTACAGATGATGGATTTCTACATCAACTTCAAGTTGGATGGAGAATTTAACGAGACAATCCAATCACCTATTCACGAAGACTTCTCGTATTCTTCATTCTCCGAAGGAGAAAAGATGAGAATCGATCTGGCATTGTTGTTCACCTGGAGAGAAGTAGCCCGATTTAAAAACTCAGTAAATACGAATCTCCTCATCATGGATGAGGTATTTGATTCATCATTGGATGGTCTAGGTACAGATGAATTTCTTAAGATCATCCGATTTGTCATCAAAGATGCAAACATCTTTGTTATTTCACATAAAGGAGGACTAGAGGACAAATTCCAAAGTGTCATTCGTTATGAGAAAGTCAAAGGATTCTCAAGGATGGCCAGTTAAAGTAGTGTCATAGAACCTCGTCGCAAGACGGGGTTTCGTCGTATATTGAGTTCATACGAAACCAAGTCCAATGACCGTCAATCTGGAAGTCAAAGGTAATGTGGCTCGTCTTTTGGCCACTGAGAACCTGATTGTAGAAAATAAACAAGTAGAAACCGCATCGTTCAACGTTGAGACCCGTGTCTTGACTCTTCACATGTGGGAGAAGTCCTGTGATGAAGTGTATGACCTTCTGGTGTCTCATGAAGTTGCACACGCATTGTTTACCCCTAACGAAGACTGGGACTTCTCTATCCCTCAACAGTTCCTCAACATCGTAGAAGATGTTCGGGTTGAGAAACTGATGAAACGTAAGTTTGCTGGTCTCTCCAAGACTTTCTATCGTGGATACAAACAGTTCTGGATTGAAGACTTCTTTGATATTGAAGGTAAGGATGTTAGTAAGATGAATCTTGCTGACCGAATCAACATCCACTTCAAGATTGGTAGTTTTGTTGATGTTCCTTTCACTAATGAAGAGAAAGAAATCCTCAAGGTAGTTGAGTCTGCAGAGACTTTTGATGAGGCACAACAAGCCGCATCTACTCTCTACAAGTTCTGTAAGGAACAACAGAACAAAGAGAGGATGGAAATGCCTGTTCCCTCTGATACAGACAGGAGTGACACCTCTTCTACTCCCATCGAAAACAATCAACCTGAATCTGATGACAGTGAAGGATTTGATGATGAAGAGAGTATCAATGATGGTGATATTCAAGACTCCTCCAATGAGTCTGGACAACAACTAGAAGAGGAAGAACCTGAGGTTGAGACTGATACTGCATCTACCAGTAACATCAAAAACCTGGTAGATACTAACTCTGTTCCTAGTCGTTATCTTGAGTTTCCTACACTGAATCTTGACAAAGTGATCAACTCCAACAAAGAGATTCACGATTATATCAATGACATCTGGAAACCTCATCCTGAGGAAGACTTCAAGATGTCAGATGAAATGTACAAACAATTCAAGAAGGATGCAAACAAAGAAGTCAACTACCTCGTCAAAGAGTTTCAAATGCGAAAGTCTGCTAGTGCTTACTCTCGTGCTTCTGTATCTCGGACTGGAGTCCTTGATTGTACTAAACTCCATACTTACAAATACAATGAAGACCTCTTCAAGAAAGTCACAACTCTGAAAGATGGTAAGAACCACGGACTAATCTTCATCCTGGACTGGTCTGGTTCTATGAGTGATTGTTTGGAAGATACTGTCAAACAACTCTATAACCTCCTCTGGTTCTGTAAGAAGGTTGGTATTCCTTTCAAAGTGTATGCATTCACCTATCAGTTCAAACTTCCTGAAGAGAAGTATGATGAACAAGGTTTTATCAAAAAAGATCTTCCTTATGAACCTAAGGAAGGAACTCTCCATGT